CTTTTTATGTCAACAACGGATAATTGCGCACGAATGTTAGCGTTTATCTCGTCGTTTGTTAATGTGCGCGTCAGTGTTTGCGTTAAATTACCTTGACCGTCAAATATTTGCGTTGTTGCCATAATTATACTTTCAAATATACAAGAGGATGAGCAGTCACCATGTTAACGATTGTTGCAGTGCCAAAAGACGCAGGCAGCGCGCCGTATGTCAATGCTACATATGGCGCATATGCTGTAGCAACACTTAATAGACTAGATTGCCCACCTAGTACAAATGCGCCAGCTCCTGTTGCTGCAGCGGCTCTAATTTCCACTGCGACATCGGAAACAAACGCGAGGTAATACCAACCTTGACTTAGCGATTGGCTTATTGTCACTTCTTTTTCTGCAGCCGCATTTGTTGTAAATGCCCCAGCGTCCAAAATCAAAGTAGATGGCAATCCGTCACTATCCATGTTGTAAATACCGACACGGCCATTTCCTGCTAGACCTGTCGTGACTTCCATGCCTATTTTTGAAAAAGTACCAGTTTCGCTAATATAAACTGGGATTGCGTAAAGCCTATTAGCTGTAACAAAAACATTTGCTATTGTTGTTACAAACGGGTAGGTATAGTATTTGCCAGCCGCCATCCCGGGTTTTAACGGGGGAGGAATTGCACCCCATGATGCGCTAGTGCCATTGGTTGTTAGGTATTTTCCACTATTGCCAGACTGTGCAGGCAATACAGTATTGAATGCCAACTGGTCAACATAGTTTTTTGTGACCGCTAATAATTGAACGCTTGTTCCGTCATACACACCAACATAAACACGATTTGCAACAAGATCACCAGAAGCTAATGCAGCATTTGCGACACTTACAACCGACTTTGCGCCCAACCCTGAGATATTGATCGTGGTTGCGCCAGTATTTGAAATTGTTTGGTGCCACACGACCAACATGCGCGTGGTGTACTCGGTCAGTGCTGGGGTGGGCGTAATTACTATTGCATTGACCGTGCCAACGTCAGCACCGAAAGCAATTATTGCCCCTCCTGAGCCAGCAAAGCTATTCTTCAAAACTTCTTTTGTTAGGCGCAAATGACCAGCGCCATACCTCACCAAATCCGTTGCACTAACAGGATTGGTAGATACTAGATCATCTAAAAATGTTCCGGTTTCTAATGCCATGCATTACCCCACTATAATATTTGTTCGTTGCGCATCAGCAAATTCTGTGCGTAAATTTACTAACCGATTTACTCTACCCTCGGCCTTTTTAACCTTTAGCAACATCTTGCTGTATTGCGATGCAAATAACCCCAATCTTTGATCTTCACGCGCAAAGATAGCGCCTTGAGCTAATGCGCCGTATAAGTAAAGCAGAGGGTATTTAGTGAGTAGTGTATTTGTAGATGTGCTTGCAATGTCGTACCCCTTCAACATACGGAATGCCAATGTGTATGTTTGGTCTGAAGGGTTTGGGAATTCTATGTTTGAACCGTTAATTGTCCAATGCTGTGGACGTGCCGCGCTTGATGTATTTTTTGTTATGTTTTGTGGCTTTTCATACGTAAGTGGCGTATTGTTTTCACCGCCAATAACTAATTCTAATGAAATAGGGTCAATGAACCTTGATGGCAATGCCACTGTTGACGCGCCGGACGTTAGAGTTAAAGTCTCATCAACTTGCATATCTCTAGTGCGCAATTCTGCGTTTAATTCAACTTCGGCGAACTGAATAAAGTCAGGAATTTGTGCCGTCAGCGCATCGGTTGTAATCCAACTGGCAACCGCTGCTTTTAGCTCTGTATAATTCGTAATTGCCATTTAATTCCCTATTTACTTGGATTACGACCGCGCCTCTTTATTGTGTCAATAAATTCTTTGTCTGTTACTTCTTCGACTTGGCTTAACTTGGCTAGTTTTTCTTTTAATGCCTTGCCGTCATCTTCAATCCATCCAACAGACCGCAAGAATACTTCCTCAGCGTCCGTCATTGCATTGTGGAAGCCATGTTCTAGATGCTGCATACGTTTCATAATATATTCCTTATATCCCCCAAAACTTATGTTTTGGGGGATGGCTACATTAAGATGTCAAGAACGGTGTTGCTAAAGTACCAGAACCGATCAAAATACCCTCGACAAGCCATTGCGTTGCGCTAATTGCTGTTACGGTGAATTTATCGCCAACCAAACCGCCTGTGGTTGTGCCGTTAGTATTGATTGAGCGAATAGTTGTACCGTTAGCCGCAAAGCCTGCAGGTGTCACTGTGGCGATTGTCTGAATCGACAAAGCACCAAGCAAAAACTCTGTAGAAAGATTTGTTACTACTTTCCCAGCGGTAGATGCCACGGTTGTTCTAAACTCAAAGAACATACCAATTGACGGTGTTGGTAGCGTATAAGTCACAGCCGCCGCATCCAGAAGGATAGTTGCGCCTGATTCTTTGGCCGTTAATGTGCGAGTTGCGACAGCATCACCAATAATTACTTTTGCCGCAGAGCGGACTTGCGCAAGATTTGGTGAACTATACGTCACTTGTTCAAAGTTTTGTGCTGTAGTAGATGGCATGATAATTTCCTTAAATTTATTTGATAAAGCCCCAATTAAGGGGCATTTAATTATTACGATGTAATTCTACAAGCCCACTCAGGACGAAGCGCAGCCATGCCGTAAAGAATATCAATACGCATGAGCATCTCATCGTTCCGAATGTCGGATGCCTGCCATACCCGCATCGATAGGCCTTCTTGTGTACGGCGCACACACTTAGAGGCATCGTCCATGATTGGCAAATCAGCAGTAACAAACTGGAATGCTTCTTTATGGTACATCAAGTTCTGAACGTAGCTTGTGGAAGCATTACCAACAAATGTTAATGCAGCACTATTGAATGTGGCAGCGGAAACAGTGCCGCCACTAGACGTAACTACGTTTTTGTATGGGCCCGTCCAATACATTGCAGGGCTGACGGTAGTAGTCGATGCGCCAATAGCTGTGATAGTGAATTGTTGCAAGTTTGAATAAGCTGCTTTAGTTTCAGGATGACATGCGTAAACACCTGCAATCGTAAAAACCTGACCGACCACCTGAGCTGTTACCGCAACAGTTGTATGCATATCGAGTGTAGTACCGCCATCAGTTGCCAGCGATGCAGCGTCAAGCGTCCCCGTTACGTCTGAGCCGTTTGTGAGTGTCCACATACGATCATTTTCATACCAATCTGCCATTGCTGTGCGACCAATCATGCCTTCGCGGTATTGATCTTTAATCTGGCTTGAGTCTTGGAAAAGACCTTTCAGACCATTAACCATACCACCCATTGTTACAGAGTCGCACTGGATAAAACGATTTCCGTCTTTAGGTGCAAGGAATTGATTCATTTTTGCACGAGCTGCGCCAACCGCTACCAAATCAGTTGGTGGAGTGCCTGCTGTGCCAGCTGTGTTATATGTTGCTTTGGTTGCAAATGCTATAAAGTCAGATTCAATATTCGAGATAAGAGCAGACACTGCTGGTTCAATGTAACGTTTGCTGATCTCATCAATAGACAATGACAACTCAGCAGAGTTAAAGCGCATATCTACGTGGTCTTGTGTTGCCATCGTGATTGTCGATGTTCTTTCGACTTGATCTTGAACATCCATAACACGCGAACCGGATGTACGTGTGTACTGATTAGGACGACGCACACGTAAAGCAGAGCCAATTTTTGCGCCTGTTTTTCCGTATGAGTCGTCGTATTGACGATCTACTGTGCCGATAAATTGTGATTTTTCATGGGCGATACGCAAAGCCTCACGCGTTACCATGTCGATAGTTATTAGACTATTAGCCATTGTCTTTCCTTTCTACAGCGCCGTAATGGCGCTTAAGTGAATGAAATATTACTTTGTTCTATTCTTAATCTGTTGGCGTCGCATCGCAGCAAATTCAGCATCGGTCATGCGTGATACGTCCTTTTTAACTGTTGCATTACCACCAACTTTAGACACTGGCTTCACTTCGTCGCTTACCTTGAGATTCCGCTTTGCAAGCAGTTGATCCCCGACAAATGCTCTATGCAGTGCAATTACTTGCGGTGCTGTGATTCGTTGAATTTCGCTTTCTGACCATCCGATAGATGCAGCGTAACCCATCAATTCACCAGCTAACTTAGGCGACCAATTCGGCACCTTTTCCGCTAATAAGGCTTGTCCTTCTTGGATTCGCTTGGCTTCTTTAAGCTGCGTTTCTTGACTGGCTTGCCATTCTTCCTTTTGTATCTTTCCTGATAATTCTTTTGCCGATTCTTTCAGTTGGGAATACTGAATCCACAATTTTTGAGCTTGTACAGGGTCTTGATCGCTTATTTCCGACCAGTTTAAACCTTCGTATTGCTGCAACGTATCCGCAATTGCTGCTAATCTACCACGTTCTTGTATATTTGTCTTGGATTTTTCTTGAAAACTTTGCTTTTCTGCTTCATTTTCTTTTTGCTGCTTATCTACAGCCTCTAATCTTCTAGCTAATTCTTGCGTTTTCTGAGTGTAGTCTGCGTCTTTCATGATTGCAGGCTTCAACGCTTTAGGGATTTTGTACTTCTCACCCTTGTACTCTACTTCGTCTGTGTCGTCGTCTTCAGTGGATTCGTTTTCAGAATCAACCACATCATCAAGAAATTCCTCATGCTCAACTGCGGTATCAATAATTTCACTCGGCTCTTGGTCAAACGTGTTTTCGCTCATTTTGTCAATCCTTTTAGGTTGTTGACTGGTTTTACTACATTAGCAGCCACATGGCCGCCTCTTCGTCGTCGCGCTCTTCAACATCTTTCTGCTTTTTTAAATACGCTCGCAGATTGATATTGATATTGCGCTCGATTTCTTGCATTAGCACATCTTCATAAGTTGGCTTAAATGCCAAGCCCTTGCTTTCGAGATTTTGCTTTAATTCTACTTTTGCTACTGGTTCAAGTGCGTATGAATCATTCTTTGCTGCTATCGTTGTGATTATCTTTTTGACTGTCTTAGGGATAATCCCAAGTTCTTCACGTTCTTCTTTGACTGATTTTTTGCGTTGAACGTATCCGTAAACATAACCGCCACCACCGCCAACCTGTGCTAATCCTGCTGTCCCTCTTGCACTTACAGTGTCATTCGCGTTCGCGTATGCAACCGAACCAGTTATCTCACCCGCCGCGCCACTTGCAACACACGTATCATTTGCGTTTGTTTTCGCCAATGATCCGACGATGGTTGTCGTTCCACTCGCGCTTACGCTGTCGTTAGCATTGGTCTTGCTTACTGAGCCTAT